GTATACAAGTATCGCCTGACCGACCCAGACAGCGGGAAGGTGCTGTACGAGGGCAAGGCGGCAGATCTGGCAGCGCAGGGCGTGGTGGTCTCTGAAAAGGTCCTGCCGACGCTGTGGCGGGACCAGCAGCGCAAGACCAGGCGGCACTGCAAGCACCGGTGGGACATCACCCGGGAAAAGGTAGAAGTAGCCTACAGCCGGAAAGCCTACAAGGCGCGGCTGCAGCCGAAAAAGACAGAGACCGCCCAGGCAAAGCCGCCGAAACGGCCTGCAAAGCCGAAAGCTGCTGCGCTGCCGGTGCCGAAACCGGCGGCACCCAGAGCGCCCCGGGTGCGGCTGAAGAAGTACCTGACAGACCCGACCCCGCTGCAGCGGGACGTGCGGGAGCTGGAGGGCTACAACGCCAAGGCCCGGGAGCGTGGGAAGAAGGAGCTGAGCTACGGGTACTGGGCAGCGGCGGGGAAACCGACATGGTAAAGCCGGTATGCACGCCGGACTGCCCGGACCGGCACCCGGCCTGCAGCGACCGGTGCGGAAAATACCGGGTCTGGAAGGCGGAAGTGCAGAAGGAGAAAGACCACACGAAACGTCAGAACGACACGGGCAGGATCAACCGGAACGATTTTGATGCGGAGTTCTGGATGGGCAGAAAACACAAATAATGAGCCCCCGGCGGCGTGGACAGCGCACGGCCGGGGGCTTTGGCGACGGCGGGAGTGTCAGGCCGAACGGGTGCTGCCAGAGGGAAAGCTCTGGCGGCAGGCGTTTGAACTGAACAAGCCATTCCTTTTTATAATAGGCGTCCGAGGCGGGCGCTTTGGGGGGCTTGTATACCCGTTAATCTTGTGACTGTGTGGGCCACAGAAAAGAAACCAACACGAAAAGTTTACCGGACAGGGAGGGCACCGGGATGCGAAAAAGCTACATCCGGGAAAAAAGGACCCTTTGCGGGGACACATACCAGGCCGTGGGCATTTACCCCGTGACGGATCAGGAGCACCGCCAGCGGGGCAAGAAGCGCAAAGAGAGCGACAAGGGCCAGAAAAGCCGGAACAAGGCCGCCAGTCTGCGCCGTCGACTGCGCAAGGTGCTGGCCAATTTTGACCAGAACGGCTTCTACCTGACCGCTACATACGAGGATGCCTACCTGCCCGAGGACGAGGAAGGCTGCTGGCGGGACGTGAGAAACTACGCCCGGCGAGTGCAGCGGGCGGCACGCAAGCGGTTTGGCGTGCGGGGGACCTGGCTGAAGTTGATGCTGTGGGCCGTGCGCAACGGCGAGGCCGGGCGGCTGCACATGCATGGCTTTGCCCAGTGCCCGGGGCTGAGTGAGGCAGAGCGGCGGGAGCTGCGGTATATGCTGGAGGATCTATGGCGGCGGCGTGTCCCCGGCACACGGGAGTTTGAGCCCATGGGCACCATGAACGCAGACCGGATCATCATGAAGAAGATCCTGGGCATTGACGGGCAGGGTACGAGCGGCACGGTGGGGTACATCTACGGCCACAGCTTCCGGCGGTGCCTGGAAACCAGCAACCTGACCCTGCCGGAGGAGCAGCCGGCAGCTGACACCAAGTGGAGCCGCCGCCAGCTGCGGGAGGCCTGCAGCGAACACGCGGAGGACCCGGCGTGGTGGGAAAAGCTGTTCCCGGGGTGGGAGTGCGTGAAGATCCAGATCTTTGACCCCGGCGGGCTGCACGAGAATGCCGAGCCCCGGCCGGAGGGCTGGGAAGCCACCGAACCGCAGGCTTATGTGATCCTGCGGCGGCGGGAGTTTGCGAAAGTTCGCACATGACAGACAAGATAATTTTATTTTGCGCGTAAAATAGGCGGTTTGTGCGGGGAATGTGTGAGATATCAGCCAAAAACGGCAAAAAAAGCAGGAAGGGCGGCGGGCAGTGACCAAAAAGCAGCGGAAAGAGGTGCGCAGGGCGCTGCGGCAGTACGACGGGCGCAGCAAGTGGGCGGCTGTGCTGGCCCGGGTGCAGGACTACTATGCACGGACAGACCCTGCCTGCTGGGAGCTTTTGCGGATGCGCTACCTGGAGGGCATGCGGGAAGAAGATGTGATCCGGGCGCTGTACATCGGGCGGACGACCTACTACAGCAAGGAGCTGGAAGCGCTGAGCACGGTGGGAATCTATGCGGCAGCGGCGGGGCTGCTGGATGCGGAATGACAGCTGCGGGGACGCAGAGGGATGGCTGAGCGCTGCGGCGCGCGGCCTTTTTGTGCTGTCGAAAAAGTCCGGAGGTTTTTTGCGCGGCGGTTTGCGGTAGACTGGAACCATGAGCACAGAGGGAGGGCCTGGGATGGCACAGCGGAAATACTGCAAGAACACCGTGCCGGGCCGACAGGGGCGCGGGAAAAAGTACCCGGCCAAGGTACGGGCCGAGGTGGTGATGACCATGATCAGCGCAAACTCCATCTGTGCAGTAGCCCGGAAGTACGGCGTGCCGGAGAGCACCATCCGCAGCTGGATGGCGGAAGAAGCCAAAAAGCCGGACGGGGTGTTTGCCGAGGCCCGGGCCCAGGCGGCGCGGGAGATCGCAGCCCGGGCGGCGCTGGGAGCCCGGGCCCAGGTGGGTTACCTGCAGCAGCGGGTGGCCGAGAACCAGCGGGCAAGCGAGATCTGCACAAAGCTGCGGGCAAGGCTGGACGAGGACGCCCGGGCTCGGAAGTACGAGATCGGCGGGCTGCTCAAGAGCGAGGCCGAGGAGCTGCAGGACGCAGCGGAGACCGGCCTTGTGGCGTACAGCGAGCCGGGCGGCTACGACCGGCGGCTGGAGGACGATGAGCGGAAGGAGCTGGAACAGCAGCTGGAGCGGTACGAGGCGCTGGCCATGACCGACAAGGACGCGGCGAACGTGGCCACGGTGCTGATGAACGCTGCGGCCAATGCGGCGGCGCTGGTGCCCCGGGACGAGGGCAGCACCCAGAGCGCTGCCCCGGCGGTGCTGATGGAAGCAAAGGACGACGCAGAGCAGCAGGAGGTGGTGCTGGATGGCACGGCAGGAGATTAACGGCCGGCCCATCATCTGGCGGCCGCAGCCGAGGCAGGCGGCCTTTATGCGGCGCAGCGAGGACGAGGCCCTGTACGGCGGGGCGGCCGGCGGCGGCAAGAGCGACGCGCTGGTGATCGAGGCGCTGCGGCAGGTGGATGTGCCGAACTACCGGGCATTGATCCTGCGCAAGACCTTTCCCCAGCTGCGGGAGCTGATCGACAAGACCATGCAGTACTACAAGCCCGCATTCCCCAAGGCCCGGTACAATGCCAGCAACCACTGCTGGACCTTCCCCAGCGGGGCGAAGATCTATTTTGGAAGCATGTTCCGGGCCCAGGACAAATACAACTACCAGGGCCAGCAGTTTGATTTTATCGGGGTGGACGAGCTGACCCACTTCACCTGGGAAGAGTACAGCTACCTGATGAGCCGCAACCGCCCCAGCGGGCCGGGCACACAGGTGTACATCCGGGCCACGGCCAACCCCGGCGGCATCGGCCACGGGTGGGTGAAGGCCCGGTTCATCACGCCGGCACCCCCGGGCACCCGGATGGTGCAGCTGGTGGACGTGAAGAAGCCGGACGGCACCGTGGAAAAGCTGCGGCGCACGCGGGTGTTTATCCCCTCCACCATCTTTGACAACCCGGCACTGCTGAAAAATGACCCGGGGTATCTGAACAACCTGGCGTCCTTACCGGAGGCGGAGAAGCAGGCGCTGCTCTATGGCAGCTGGGACAGCTTCAGCGGCCAGGTGTTCACCGAGTGGCGCAACGACCCGGCCCACTACGAGGACCAGCGGTGGACCCATGTCATCAAGCCGTTCCGCATTCCGGTGCACTGGAAGATCTGGCGCGGGTACGACTTTGGCTACTCGCGGCCCTTCTCGGTGGGGTGGTATGCAGCGGACGAGGATGGCAGGCTGTACCGGATCAAGGAGCTGTACGGCTGCACCGGCACGCCGAACGAAGGCCTGAAGATCGACCCGGTGGAGCAGGCCCGGCGCATAAGGGAAGCGGAAGAGAACGACCCGATGCTGAAAGGCCGGGTGATCCAGGGCGTGGCGGACCCGGCCATCTTCAACGAGAGCCAGGGCGAGAGCATTGCCCAGATGCAGGAAAAGCACCCGTACTACCTGGTATGGCACCCGGGGGACCACACTCGCCTTGCCGGAAAGATGCAGATGCACTACCGGCTGGCCTTTAACGCCGAGGGGCGGCCCATGCTGCAGGTGTTTGACACCTGCAAACACTTCATCCGGACCATCCCGAACCTTGTGTACGACGAGAGCAACGTGGAGGACATTGATTCTGACCAGGAGGATCACATCTACGACGAGTGCCGCTATGTGCTGATGGAAAACCCCCTCAGCCCGCGGCAGATCCAGAAAGAGACGGCGCTGCGGGACGACCCGCTGGACCTGGACAAGAGAAAGAGCAGAACACATGTGATGCGGGTGTAACTCCCTCACCACTGGGAATGGGCAAAAAAGGAGTGACAGAGTGGACGGAAAAGAACTTTTGCAGGAGCTGCTGCGGCGATACCCGGACCAGAGGGTGAGCGAAGACCCGGCGGGGGCCGGGATGCTGAGCAGCCTGGGAGCGCAGCAGCCGGAGCCGATGACCGGAACGAGCCTGCAGGCGACGAGCGGCAGTGCCCCGGAGGACAGCGGGGACACGGCACAGGCGATCGGGCCGGAGGAGATCGCAAAGGCGGGGGAGACCCTGCAGAAATACAAGGCGGGCAAGGCGTCGCTGGACAAGCGCATTGTGGACAACGAGCTGTGGTTCCGCATGGGACACTGGAAGAACTGCGAAAACAAGATGATGGAGGGCAAGCCCAAGCCCTCCAGCGGGTGGCTGTTCAACAGCATTGCCAACAAACACGCCGACGCCATGGACAACTACCCGGAGCCCAACGTTTTGCCCCGGGCGGCGGACGACGAAGAAACGGCCAAGGCACTCTCGAAGATCATCCCGGTGGTTTTGGAGCAGTGCGACTATGAGCAGGTGTACAGCGACACCTGGTGGCGCAAGCTCAAGACCGGCACCGGCGTGAAGGGTGTGTTCTGGGACCCGACGCTGCGAGGGGGCCTTGGCGACATCAGCGTGAAGAGCGTGAACCTGCTGATGCTGTACTGGGCCCCTGGCGTGAGCGACATTCAGGAGAGCCCGAACCTGTTCAGCCTGAGCCTGGAGGACGACGAGCAGCTGGTGGCGAAATACCCCCAGCTGGAAGGCCACACCGGAAAGAGCCTGGACGTGGCCGAGTACATCCACGACGATCAGCTCGACACCACCGGCAAGAGTGTGGTGGTGGACTGGTACTACAAAAAGGCCCGGCCGCAGGGCGCGCCGGTGCTGCACTACTGCAAGTACTGCAACGGCGTGGTGCTGTACGCCAGCGAGAACGACCCGGCCCTGGCCGAGCGGGGCTTTTACGACCACGGGAAATACCCCTTTGTGTTTGACCCGTTGTTCATGGAAGAGGACAGCCCGGCGGGCTTTGGGTACATCGACGTGATGAAGGACACCCAGACCGCCATTGACGAGATGAACCACGCCATGGACGAGAACGTGAAACTGGCAAGCAAACTGCGCTTTGTGGTGAGCGACTCGGCCGGGGTGAGCGAGGAAGAACTGGCGGACTTCAGCCGGGACATCGTGCATGTGGTGGGACGGCTGAACAGCGACACCTTTATGCCGCTGCAGACCAGCGTGCTGAGCGGCAACTGCATCACCTACCGGGACGACCGGGTGAGCGAGCTGAAGGAGATCAGCGGTAACCGGGACGTGAGCCAGGGCGGCACCACCAGCGGCCTGACCGCGGCCAGCGCCATTGCGGCGCTGCAGGAGGCGGGCAGCAAGCTGAGCCGGGACATGCTGAAAAGCGCCTACCGCTCCTTTGCGAAGGAGTGCTACCTGATCATTGAGCTGATGCGCCAGTTCTACGACGAGCAGCGGGTGTTCCGCGTTACCGGAGAGACGGGGCAGACCGAGTACACCCCCTTCAGCGCGGCGCAGCTGCGGGCCGTGCCGGGCGGCGAGATCGGCGGGGTGCAGCTGGGCGACCATGAGCCAGTGTTTGACATCACGGTGAGTGCGGCCAAGAAGAGCACCTTCAGCCGCCTTTCTCAGAACGAGACGGCGAAAGAGTGCTACCAGATGGGCTTCTTTGCGCCGGCCAACGCCGACGCGGCCCTGGCGGCGCTGGACATGATGGACTTTGAAGGCATTGAGAAGGTGCGCCAGCGGGTGAGCGAGAACGGCACGCTGTACCAGCAGCTCCAGCAGATGGCGCAGCAGATGCAGAAAATGGCGGCCATCATCGACCAGCAGAACGGCACCAACGTGAGCGAGGCGGCAGGAGCGGCTGCGCAGGCGGCGGGCAGCACGGGTGGCGGCAGCGGCAGCAGCAATGTGACCCGCAGCACCACCAACAGCCTGGGCGCTGCGGTGGGCGAAGGGAACAACAGTCTCTCGACACAGGCGGCCAAGCGGGCCATGAATGCGAACAACCCGAACAAAGAATGACGGGGGACGTTCTCTTTTGCCACACAAAAGAGAACCAGAAAAGCGCCAGCGATTTCGACGCGCTGGACCCACGAGAAAGGGGCTGCTCGCCCCTTTCAGACCCCAAAGAAGAAGTCGAACCGGAAAAAAGCTAGCCGCTGCGCTTAACGCTTTTTTCTCGGCTCTCCGATTGGAACAGGAACGACAGGAGGAAAACGGCGTGATCAAAGTGGAAATGATGCAGACCGACAAGGGCTATAGTGTAGCAGCAAGCGGCCACGCAGACTATGCACCCAAAGGCCAGGACATTGTGTGTGCGGCAGTGAGCGTGCTGCTGCAGACGCTGGCCAACAAGGTGGAGGAGGCTGCACGGCAGAAGCAGCTGGAGAGCAGCTGCGTGCAGCACGGTGAGTCTTTTGTGGTGCAGGCAAAGCCCAGCGGCGGCATGACCGGAATCATGGTTGCTGCATGGTACGACTTTGTGGAGGAAGGGCTGAGCGAGCTGGCCGGGCAGTACCCGGACCATGTGGAGTTGTACATTTACGATGACAGCGACGGCTGCGATGCGCCGGAAAAGGCACTGAACCTGCAGAAATTTGCCGAAGGCGGAGACGGCAGCGCAGGGGCTGCAGAGGGCGGTGCGGCGGAAGCGGCCGCCCCGGCGGT